TATACCAGCGGCGGCACTTGGGGCGCGTGGGCGCAGCTTCTGACCGAAGCCCCTGCGCCGACTTGGACGGATATTACATCGTCTGCCCTGACGGTGGCCAACACATCCAAGGCGACCATCGATCACCTAAAACTGTACTCCTGTGGGAATATGCGGCTGTTACAGGGATATGTAACCGCCGTGGATCTTCCGACCACGCAAACCACGGTGGCGAACATCTCTTCCGGCAACAGGCCTGCCGATCAGGTGGCCGTATCGTGCGCGTGGGATTCTGCGCGGTATGTCACTTGGGGAGTTGTCGGTACTGGCGGAGCCATCGCCATCCGTTCCAGTTCGGCGTATACAAGCGGTAATCTGCGACTTAACGCTATGTGGTTAGTATAACAAGGAGGGGAGAAATATGAGCAAGAAACTTTTCGATGTACTGCGTGTTTTGCAGATCGTGTTCCCGGCTATCGGCGTCTTGTACGAAGCCATCGCTGCCGCGTGGGGACTGCCGTATGCGGAACCTGTGATGGTCACCGCCGGCGCTCTTGCGGCCTTTATCGGCACGATCCTCAAGATCGAGAGCAACGCGTTTTTCAGCGATAAAGAGATCGTGGAGGCAGAGACCAATGTCGATAGCGAAGCTGATTAAGATCGCCACGGATGAGATCGGCTACCTGGAGAAGAAGTCCGCAAAGGATCTTGACTCCAAGACCAAGAACGCCGGGCGTGGCAACTACACGAAATATTGGCGGGATCTCAAGCCTGCCTACCAAGGGCAACCGTGGTGCCAGGCGTTCGTCAACTGGTGTTTTTACCGGGCATACGGCTTATCCACCGCCCGGAAGCTGCTGTGCGTGAGTTCATTTGACTACTACACGCCGACCTGTGCCGAGGCGTTTAAAGATGCGGGGCAATGGTATTCCGCTCCAAAGGTGGGCGATGTGGTATACTTCCGCAACTCCACCCGCATCCATCACGTTGGGCTGGTTGTGGCGGTCACCACGGACGCGATCACTACCATTGAGGGCAACACATCCCCGCAGGCGTCGGACGAGTCTGTTGTCGCTAATGGCGGCGGCGTATGGTCCAAGGTCTATTCCAAGAAGAACGGTGCCATCGCCGGATATGGCCGCCCCGCCTATTCGTCCCTTTGTCTGAACTTTGTGAACCGCTTGTATCGTCAGGCGCTTGGGCGGGCCGGGGAAGACGCCGGCATCGCCTACTGGGCTTCGGGACTTTCCAAAGGGACGGAGACCGGGGTAAGCGCCGCCAAAGGGTTTTACCTGGGGAAGGAATATACCGAGCGAAACCGCAATGACCGGGCATTCCTGACTGACCTCTATAAGGGCCTGCTTGGTCGTTCCCCGGATGAGAGCGGTTACAGGTTTTGGCTGGGGCGGTTGGAGAGCGGACGGCTGACGCGGAGCGATGTTGTCAAGGGATTCGCCGAAAGCGCCGAGTACGGCAACGAATGCTACAAGCACGGTATCGACAGGGGGACGTGGTGACGTGGAGAACATTACTTTGGGGCAAATCAGCGCAGCAGTCTTGTTTCTCACCGCCTTGATCGGTGGGGTGATACTGCTGACGAAGTGGATACGCGGCGTGATCGTTAAGGTCATGCAAGACGAGTTAGCACCGCTGAAGACACAGGTCCAGGCGGTTGACCTGGAAAACTGCAAGAACTATCTTGTCACGTTTTTAGCCGATACGGAGAAGGGCGTGTACAAGGATGCCATCGAACAGGAACGGTTTTGGGAAGAACTCGAACACTACTACAAAATCGGCGGCAACAGCTACATAAAGACCAAGGTCGAACAGCTTCACGCTGCGAATAAGTTATAAGGGAGGACGGAACGCTGAGTGCCAGCGGCGGCGGAGGCTCATCTTGGACAGATGTATCAAGCACATTCGACGCTATGTTTCAAGATTCGGGGTCTATGCATTCGTGGAGTATCGTCGCGCTGGAATGCGGAAATATGGTATATTTGTCGGGCAATTTAGCATTTGATGATGCGAACTATATAGCTGTCCCCAATGCCTATACGTCGAGTAAGGAAGCAGTCGGTGCTGCGCTCGACCTTGACACAGGCTATCCAGCCGTGTGTTGGTTCGATGGAGCAAACATTGGCTTTATGGAAAAAGATGGCGGCTACATACGCAACTGTAGCTTTTCGCTTCTGTTCACGAAAGGAACGTAAGTATAAAGGAGACCAATGGAAGATAAGACAGTACCATACCCTACAGATCGCGTCACATAGCCTCCCCGGAGCCTCCGCTCCCTTCCTGACCGCTCCCGGCTCGTCCGGGGGCGGGTTTTTTATTTGGCGGGATTGTGGTAGAATATGCGATTTTGGTGTCCGATTTTTTGGACAGAATAGGTTCGGAGTTTGACTGTATTTTTGACTGTAGTAAGTGTGTAAAAGTACAGTCAAGTGGATAAAAGTAGAGCAAAGGCGCAGAGCCATCACATCGTCAGAATGTGACGCTTCTGCGCCGTTTTTTGGCATTCTTCCGTGCTTTTTTTGCGCCGATCTTGTAAGTCACATTTCTCCTCCTGTAGGAGCGTTTTTGTTTTAGCCGGTCGCAAAATAGTACGGAAATGCGTGGGTTTTGGCATATGCCAACTTAGCTTGACTGTAGTTTGACTGTAGGCTGTTCGGATTTCGTGCGCCACTCTTCCAAGGGCTTAATGTCTACATCCATCCAGCCGAAGTGCGTGTAGATGTTCAAGGTGGTGGTCACATCGGCGTGGCCAAGCAGGTACTGCGCCGCCTTGACCGGGATGCCTGACACGCACAGTTCACTTGCGTAGTTGTGGCGAAACAGATGCGGGGTAAAATCTTCCGGGGCCTTGTCTGCGCTGCCGAAGATAGCACTCTTGATGCCATCCCAAAACACCTGGAACTGGGGGTTGCTCATCACATGGCCGACGATGTTAGGAAACAGAAGCGGCTGTCCCTCTTTCTTCCGCAGCGCGATCAGCGGTGATACCTCTCCGACCATCACTTCCGGGAAGCTGATCACGCGGTATCCGGCTTCGGTCTTCGGCGGGCCGGTCATGCTCTTGTTTACCGTCAGACGGCGGCGCTTGAGATCGATGTCCCTTACCGTCAAGGCAAGGCACTCGCCGCGCCTTACGCCGGTGTTGTACAGGATGCTGATAAAGGCGCGTTCGGCGACGGGCAGATTGGCGGCTTTGATCCTGTTCTTTTCTTTGCCCGTCAATGCCCTTTTACGCGGCGGTTTTGGGACCGGGTTTGGCACCAGCCGCGCGACATTCCTCATTAATATATCGTGTCGCATCCCATAGTCCAAGGCCCCGCGCAGGTGCTGGATATGCTTGAACAGGGCCTGCGGGCGGTCAGCCCATTTTCCTTTGAAGTCCTCCACCATGCCGGCGGTCAGCTTCTTGGCGGGTATGGTGTCGAGCGTTTCCCGCAGCGCCGTTTCCGTGCTTCTGTATGCCCGGTCGGTTTTGTCGGCGACCTGCCCCTTGATCTCGTTTTCGTACCAACGGTGGAACAGATCCGGGACGGTGATGCCAGCCTCCACAAGGACGAGGCCCTTGTCCAACTCGCCTTTGAGCGCACGATACGCCCGGTCCAGGTCGTCTTGCGTCTTGCCGTAGACGGTCTTCCTGACGGCCTTACCGTCCTTATGGCCCACGGTAACGGTCTTCTGATAGCGCCCATCCGGGCGCTTCTTTTCTTTAGCCATCGGCGTCCACCTCCATCTCGTCCACCGCGCCGTCCATCTCCAAGTGGCCGTGCGTGATATGCCGGACTTCGTGGTCGAGGGTCTTTTTCAAGACATTGTGGCTGTGCGCGGGGTTAAGGTAGATATTATAGTCCCCCTCATCATCCAGCCTTACCACGCCCTTGACGCCCTCCGGCATCCCTAAAAAGCGTACAAAAACATCACCCATCGCATTTTCCTCCTTTGCTTTGTTGCCTCGATGGTCTTAGGATAACTTATTTTGTGTCCGAAAATTCGGACAGCTTTTTACTGACGTTTTTGGATCTTCTCCAAGTAGAGCAGAGTGTCCTTGACGTACTGCATCGCGTCCGGCGGCAGGTTCTTCACGGTGTCAAACATCATCCGCAGGTCCTTATCATCGTGCAGCTGCTGCGCCAGGGCGAGAGTATCGTCATTGATGTAGTGACGGACGTCGCTTTCCTCATCTTCCCAACCCATAAGGAAAGCTGGTGTAGTGTACAACGCCTTGGCGAAATCTTTCACCTTAGAGATCGGAATGTCATTAGCCCCAGTTTCAATCTTGGCGATAGCAGACTTGCCTTTGTACCCTAATTTTCGGGCAAGTTCCTCCTGTGTCATCCCGGTCATTTCCCGTGCTTCTCTGATTTTTCTCCCAATTTCAGCCACCTCAAACACCTCCTACAGGCGCAGTATATCATAGTAGAAAAAAATAATCAACTTTTTTGTAATTTACTGTTGACAACTGGTCAACCGCGTGTTATCATCACCGTAGGTTGAGGAAATATCAACTGTTTGAAAGGGGACACAGATGCCGAACACAGCCAAACTGAATCAGAAAATCGCAGAAAGCGGTCTGAAAAAGAACTATATCGCTGACCAGCTTGGCATCTCAAGATACGCGTTCTATATGAAACTGAACGGAGAAAGCGACTTTACCACTACGGAGGTAAGGTCGCTTTGCAACGTCTTGGGAATTAAAAAGCTGTCCGAGAAAGAAGCAATTTTTTTTGCCGACTAAGGTGAGAATAACTCAACCTTGTCCCGGCGACAGCCGGAAGAGCGGGCCATCCCCAAGATAGGTGTGGATGAGGCTTTGGCGGCTGTGCCTGACCAAACAACCGCCGAACAGCACCCTGACAACTGAGACCTGACCCAGTATGGCCGCATACGCATCGCCGTCAGCAAGCCTCCGAAAAGCTGATGAAGTTGCCTCACACCAAAACCCTACGCTAATAAAACCCATTCTTCGCATTTCAAGCGGCGGTGCGTAGTCGATTGTACTGGGAAGGAGGTACAGAGATGACCAGCGCAAAAACGAAAACCGTGATGCGCGTGTTCAAGTGTCCTGTCTGCGGCGGCGTGATACTCGCCAGCAAAAAGGCGAACCGCAAGACCCCGGACGGACACATCAAAGATATGTTCTGCCCCTACTGCAACGATGAACGGAAGTTTGTGCAGATAGGGACGGCATAGGGAAGGAAGTGACGAGGATGAACGTGGCGCAACTGGCGCAGAAGTTCGATCTCAGCGCGGCGACCGTGCGCGAGATCTGTGCGATGAAAGGCAGCCCCGCCTACCGAAGCGGGATGGGAAGGACATCGCCGTGGATGTGCGATGTAAACAAGTTTGAGCGTTTTCTGCTCAAGCTGGCAGAAAGGAGCAAATCGTAATGCTGTTTTGTGGTTTAGGGATGGTGCTGTTCCTGTTTGGGGCGGCCGGTCTTGACGGTCCGCAATGGACGAGTGCCTTTGCGGTCATGCTCACAGGGGCGGCGGTATTCGCCATCCCGTTCATCGCAAGGAGGGTTCGCAGATGGATTGCATCATGAAGGATGTTGTCGCCCTCGACCGGTCCGGGCTTTGCCCATTCAACGGTCAGAAGTGCGACGGCACGATGAGCATCACATGGGGAACGGACTATGTGGTCATCCCCGAAAGCAAGGTGTGCATCAGTCAGCTTCACATCGACGGCCAGCCGGCCCTGGTGGAAGTGACCGCCGCCGATCTTGACCGTCTGAAAACCGGCGATGTGCTGATGTTCCGCAACGGGCGCGGGGACGCCTCGTTCGTGAGGATGGCCGAATGAGGGTCAAAGAGAAACCGCCGGAATGCCTGCTGTGTAAGGCCGGCTACAAAAGACCGAGCGCACCAACGCCGGTCATCGAATCCATGAGGTTTGGGGAGCGCCCCGTTTATCTATGCGAATACCACGATGCGCTTCTCCACCGCCCTAAATGGGCGACAGAACAGGAAAAGGCCGAGATGCTCCGCATCATCGGCGACCGGCTTGGCGAAGACGCCAGGGGAAGGAGCCGGAAGAAAAAATAGCACAAGGCGCGGGCGGGGGAAACGCACAAAAAGGAGGGCAAAACCTCTCCGGCATATCCTCTCAGCAAAACCCCCGTCCCGCGTTTTTGAGGAGAACAGTATGGGAGAAAGATGGGAAGAGTACGCGCCGGGGATATGGGTTTCCGACCTTGGCCGCGTCAAAGGCCCGCACGGCATTAAGGAACCGAGGGTAACGAACAAGGGCTGCCTGTGCGTCAACTACTACGATGAAGGGCCGAAGCACAAAGCCCTGTCGCTGATGGTCGCTGAGTGCTTCGTGCGGATGCCCTGCGCGGGATGTACGCAGGTGGTCCACAAGGACGGCGACAAATTCAATAATCGCGCCGACAACCTGGAATGGTACGTCAACGCGGCGAACAGAAAGAAGGTGTTGTAGATGCGCCGGACAGGCGAGGAAGACGATTATTTCTGTTTTGAATGTTTGTTTTTCGGCGACGACGATAGATGCCGCCGTTGGTTACAGCCTCTCGCCCGCAGAGGGTGGGAGAAGAGTTGCGGAAGATTTGCCCATTGGAAGGAGGCAGAAAAGAATGAAGATCGTTGTGTTGAAGCGTGACTATTGTGAGATCCCGCTTGTGGGATTTACGAATGAGGAGTTCGCCGAGTTCATCGGCACTCTGATGTGCCACCTGGACGGCGTGACCTATGTCCGGGTCGAAGAGGAGGTGGAAGCGGATGCGAGTGACGCAGAAGGATAAGGTGCTGGCCTATATGCAGCAGTATGGCTCCATCACCCCGCTGGATGCTATGCGCGAGTTTTCCTGTATGCGTCTTGGGGCGCGGATCGCGGACCTCAAGGCCGACGGCTATGACATCCGCACGGAGTTCCGGGCAGGGAAGAACAAGTTCGGAGAGGCGACCCATTGGGCGTCCTACTCCATTGTGCATGGGGGGGGGGTAACGCATGAAGATGCCGACCGTAACCGTGTACAAGGATGTTCTGTATAAGATCCTCAAGGACCACAACATCCGGGCAGACGAGATGAGCATCCGTCTTGGATACAGCAGGACCTATCTGTCGGCGACATTCAGCAACGGTGGCGGCATCCGCGCCGAGATTCCTACTGCGGCGGTGGTCGCGATGAGCGCACTCCTTGCTGTAAAACAGGAGGACATCACCGCCGCACCGCCGAAACCGAAAGCACAGGCAGAGACACAAACGCAACCGGCTGTGGCCGCCAATGGTCTGACAAAACAAGACCTCGACGATGCGGTCGAACGGCTACGGCAGACAATCAACTTCGCGGCGAATATGCTCCACAATGACCTTCGCGCCTTGCTGGCCGAGTGGAAACCTAAGGAGCCTGTACCGCCGAAATACGCGATCAAAGAAAGAGAGGAACCGTGATGGAAACCAAAACGGCACAAATGCTTATCACAGAGGAACAGAAAAAAGCATTTTGGGCGAATATCTACGAACAGTTTGATGTGTGGAGGGATGACGCCTTGGACGCCATCAGTTCAATATGGCATGGCGATGGAAGCTTTTGGTGGGAAGAGGACTTGAATGACCTGCTGGGCTTGTCGGATCTGATCGATAAGCTGAAGCACATTGGGCCTATGCAAGAATGTGTGTCAGACTATGCGTGCGGCTATTTCTCTGATGTTCTTGATGCCCCGGAAGAAGAGGCCGAAGAAGCGTTCGATTTTCTGCTGGGGACGCCGCTAACATTGGAATATAACGGCGATATTGAACACGATATTCCCCAGTACCACGGAGCATCGAAATAATCCCTTCGGGAGGAACGGAACATGGGCTGGATCAAGTTAGACAGGAAGATACTTGATCACTGGATGTGGATGGACGAGCCGTTTACAAGGGGGCAGGCATGGGTCGATTTGCTCCTGATGGCGAACCATCAACCGACCAAGTCCGCCGTCGGAGGCCGGGTCATAGAGGATGCAAGGGGAACGGTATGCCGGAGCATATCGTTCCTCGCCACACGGTGGAAATGGTCGCGCGGAAAGGTCGAGCGGTTCCTGGAACTTTTGGAGTCGGATCATATGGTCGAACTAAAACGGACAGGAAAACAGACAAGCAAACGGACAGTCATTTTTATAGTAAATTACTGCATTTATCAAGATGCGCGGACAAGTGAACAGACAAGCGAACAGACAAGTGACGAGCAAGTGACGAGCAAGCCGGCAAAGAAAGAAGCGAAGAAAGAAAAGAAGCAAAAGAAAGAAGACAAGAAAGAAATATTACAAGAAGGGGAAGAAGGGAAAGAAGATATATATAACAAAGCAGGTGGAGAAGAGGATAACGCGCGCGCGATGCGCGGCGAGGCAGTGCTGACATTCCCTCTCCAAGACGGCGAAGTGTACACGGTCAGTGACCAGGACCTTTCGGAGTATTGCAGTGCTTACCCGGAGATCAACGTACTCGCCGAACTGGGTATGCTGCGCCAGTGGTGCTTGAGCAACCCGACCAAGCTAAAGAAAAACGGACGGCGCTTTATATCCAACTGGTTGAGCCGCGCAGTGCGTGACCACCAAATCGCGAAGTTGGCGGTAGAGTCTGCGGCGGCGGCGAGCATCGCCGCAAAAACACAGACACAGAAACAAAGCGCCACATTCTTCGACCTTCTTGAGGATGACGCAGTATGACGGAACAGGAAACCAAAAAAGTTTTGGCGGTGCTTCAAACCGCATACCCGCACTTCTATCGTGGCGAGACCGCCGAAAGCCTGACAAGGGCTGTGCGGCTGTGGGCGGCGATGTTCGCCGAGGATGACTATCAAGTGGTGTCCGCTGCGGTATCCGCGCTGATCGCCACAAGGGCCGAGACCTATCCGCCGAACATCGGCCAGGTCAAACAGAAGATGTTCGACGTGACGCACACAGACGAGCGGACCGGGACGGAAGCCTGGGCCATCGTCCGCAAGGCAGTAAGCCGAAGCGGCTACTACGCCGCCGAGGAATGGGCAAAGCTGCCGAGCGACATCCGGGCCTGCGTAAGGCCGGAACAGCTTCGGGCCTGGGCGGTGGACGAGGACTTCAACGAGCCGGTCATCATGAGCCACTTCATACGGGCGTACCGTGAGCGGGCGCAGAGGGATCGCGACTATCAGTTAATGCCGCCAAGTGCAAAGGCGGCGCTTGAACAGAGGCAGAGAGACCAGCTGCCGGAAAGGAGTACAGATGCCGGAAGAGCCTTGGGTGGAAGCTGAGAGACATTTCGCCGCGTTAGATGCCGAGATGGAACGGTGGCCGGTCTGTGATGTCTGCGGCGAACCGATCCCGCCAGGGACAGAGTTCTTTGAGTTCCCGGTGTTGCCGTTCGGTGATGACCGGGTCTGCGACAACTGCCTGCGGGAGTATCTCCGGGATAAGGGGTATGCGACCTACTGGGAGGAATGAATGAGAAAAATACCAACACCGATGAAAAGTATCCGGCTAAAGTGCCTTGATTGTTGTTGTGGGCAGACGGTAGAGGTTCGCGAGTGTCCGAGCGATGATTGTCCGCTTCATCCGTACCGTATGGGACACAACCCGGAAACCGTGGAAAAGATGAAAGCCAAACGCGCCGCCACCGTTGCAAAAAAATAGCGGTGCAGGAAACGATTTTTTAAACGGACAAGCTGTAACGATAAAATACCCGCCTGCGGTGGCGCGGAACGAAAATCGCACCGTGCAACGCAAAAAAATTGACAGACGGGCGGCAAACAGAAAGGAGATACCGAATGTTTGTCTACGGGATGAGATTGAGGGGCTTTGCCCCCGGCTGCCAGCCGATGGCCGGACTCGTCAGACAATGCGATGATCCGATGGAGAAGTACTACACGTTGCTCTACTACACCTACCCGATTTCTGCCGATGATATGCGGCAGTACGAACTGGATTTCCTGTGGGAGGAGAAGCCGGATGTCTGAAGTGATCCTCAACGAAGACACCCACACCTACACCGTTGACGGCGTGGAACTGCCGAGCGTGACCACGATCCTACGCTTCATCCGGGCAGACCTTGGGACCGTCAATCCGTCGGTCCTTGCGATGGCGGCAGAGCGCGGCAAAGCAGTACACGCCGCCTGTGAGATGATCGACTATGGCGGTGACTTTGAGATCCAGGACGGCATCGATGGGTATCTGAGATCCTACAACACCTTCCTCCGGGACTATGCGCCGGAATGGATTGGCATCGAATCGCCGGTCTGTTCGCCGGGCAGAGGGTTCGCGGGGACGATAGACAGATGGGGCTTTATTGATGACGCGCCCGCCGTGGTGGACCTAAAGACGATTGGAAGCCCCACAAGGGAAACGTACATCAGCCTGTGCGCTCAGACCGCCGCCTATGCCTACTGCCTTGGCTACAACGAAGGGTGCCGCAGATACGGTCTGTTTCTCAAGGCCAACGGCGACTACCGGCTGTTCGATTGCGAGGAGTGGGAGCAGAAAAACGAGTTTTCCGGGTTTGAGGTATTCGCCAAGTGCTATGCGGTTCATCAGCAGTTAGCTGAGATTTCAAGACACAAGAGGAGCAGAGGTGGCGCGAAATGACGATAGACGCAAACAAACTGGTGCGGCATTTGTACGATTGGGCATTTGCCGAAGCGCCGACCGGCCTTGAGGACCGAACCACAAGACGCTTCACGGAGTACGATGTGCAGGCCCAGGTGTATGACACGATCCAGCTGGCGATCAAAGCCGTTTCGGATCTGACGAGGGAGGAAAACGATGGCGTATCGGAAGTATAAGGCGGTCAAGACCGTAGTGGACGGCGAGACCTTCGACAGCAAGCGCGAGGCAAGGCGGTATGAAGCCCTCAAAAAGCTGGAAGCCGCTGGCGAGATCCATAACCTTCGCCGTCAGGTCAAGTACCTGCTCATCCCCGAACAGAGGCTGCCGGATGCGGTCGGCCCCAGGGGCGGCGTCAAGAAGGGCAAGGTCCTTGAACGCGAGTGTTCCTACATCGCTGATTTCGTTTATGACCTGCCGGACGGCGGCACGGTCATCGAGGACTGCAAGGGAATGCGGACGCCGGCATACAAGATCAAGAAAAAATTGATGTTACACATTCACGGAATACAGATCAAGGAGTCATAAGAGATGGCAGACGAAATGATGGTATATGAGGCGAAACAGGCGCTCGCCGAAACGAAGCGAATGGACTACGCGATCACATCCCCGCTGACCGGTCAGACGGCAGAATTGAAGCGGGATGTGGACTTCGGCGTGATCCCGAAGACGAAGCAGCCGAGTCTGTATAAGGCCGGAGCGGAAAAGATCGCGATGGCGTACGGGCTGATGCAGCACTTTTCCATTGAGTCCAAGATCGAGGAGGGCGGCAAAGACCCCACGTTCTATTATTTGATGAAGTGCGAACTGGTCAAGGTGGCGCAGAACGGTCAGGAATATGTCTTCTCCACCGGCTATGGCAGCGCCAACAGCCGGGAGAAGCGGAACGGCTTTAACGGCCCGTGGGACGCGGCCAACAGCGCCGTCAAGATGGCCGAGAAACGCGCCCTGGTTGATGCGGTGCTTCACGTTTCCGGGCTGTCATCTATGTTCAGCCAGGATATGGAAAACGAGGGTTTTACCGAAAGGGGCTATGCGGACATCGCCGCAACGGCAGACGAGAACAGCCGTATCACGGCGAAACAGGTCAAGAGGCTGTTCGCTATTGCCGCCGATGCCGGAATGAACGCCAACGAGGCGAAGACGAAGCTGGCGGCGGCAGGGTTTACCAAGGCGACCGATGTGACGCAGAAGGACTATGACAGAGTGTGCGCCCTTATGAGGGGCAAGGAGGACGAACAGAATGGTTGAAGTCAAGGTCGGTGATGTTTTCAACATGGCAGATGCCAAGAGCGGCGCAAGCGGCAGAGGCCCCTGGCTCTTGTTCAGGAAGAAAGCCGAACAGGGGAGCGATCAGATCGGCATATGGGCGAACGGCAACAACGCCCTGGATTGCAAGCGGTGGAAGACCGTGAAGGTAAAAGAGATCACGCAGGTCAAGCGGGGTTCGACCCAGTATAACGGCCAATGGTATCCCAAGATCGATGTATCCGCGGTCTTCGCCGAAGGGCCGGCAACTTCTCTACAGGACGGCAACGGTGACTTCATGGAGATCCCGCCGGACAACCTGGATGAACTTCCGTTCAACTGATGCCGGAGTGACCGGCAAAGGGGATGAAGATGATAACGAAGTGCCGATGCGGCGGGACGCTCCGCGTGACGGAAACCCATACCCTGTCGAACAGATTGATATGGCGCAGACGGATGTGCGATAAGTGCAAGCGCATCGTCTACACGGCAGAGGTCGCATACAATAAGCCGCTGGCAGAGGTGACAAGGGAGGTAAGGGATGGCAAAGTCCCAAAGAAAACCAGTAAAAGAGATCGCTAAAAAGTCCCCCCATCAGCAACAGGAACGGTTTGAGGAGCGGACGGAGATCGCCAGCCGCGAACACAAGAACTTTCTCGCGCTGATTCAAACGGATGAGGAGATCGCAGCGAACGTGGCGAGGGTGCTGGCCCAGCCGGCGCACCAGTTCAAAAACGATGTGACGGATGACGAGATGGAGGAACGTATCGAGGAGTTCTTTCGCTGGTGCGTGGATACCGGCACCGGTCCTACGATGGAGCGCTTCGCCCTCGCCATCGGCACTACACGGGAAACAGTCCGGCGGTGGCGTAACGGCATCGGCTGCTCCGATGAGCGAAAGTACATGATGCAGCAGGCGGTCGAGATGATGGCAGCCTATGACGCCGACATGGTGCTGAAGGGCAAGATGCCCGTGGTACCGTACATCTTCCGGGGCAAGAACTATTATGACATGGAGGACAACAAGCGCGTCATTGTGGACACCAACATCGAGAAGGTGCAGAGCGCCGAAAGCCTGATCGCCGAGGCGCGGAACCTCGCCGGGGACTTCATAGACGGCGAGTATGAGGAGGTTAAGGAATGAACGATCTCATCAGCAGACAGACTGATGACGGATGGGATGGAGAATATTTTGTCTGTTCTGAATGCGGATGCCCGTGGACGCTTATTGAAGGAAGCCCCGAGGAAAATGGAATGAACTTTTGCCCTAACTGTGGAGCGGATATGAGAGGAGAAGAACAATGAGGGAAGAAGTACAGATGACCAAAGAGGATCTGACCTACAGACTGGAGATGCTGGAGAATGAATGTGCAAAGCTGCACAAAGAGGTTTGCAGCGCAAGAAGCGATAATGACATGCTGAAGGACGTGATCGTCCATCTGGCGATGAAGCTCACGGGGGTGACGATGTGATGACGAATGCGGAGGCGGCCTATATCCTTGAGAATATGGCCTGGTTAGGGACGCGTGACGAACAGGATAAGATCGAGGCGGCTATCAGAATCGCAGTCGAGGAGCTAAGATCCGCACAGGAGCGGAAGAAGGGGAAGTGGATACCGTGCGACGAGAGATTGCCGGAGGATTTGGAAGAGGTGAATGTTACATGGGTTAATCACACCCCGGAACAGTATTATGATTTTCTAAAAGATAAACCGTTTACTGGGTCGGCGGTTTATTACAAAGGGGAATGGTTTTGGTATTCAAGTACATGCGTAGACATCCTTGCAGAGTACGGCACGAATGGCATGGATAAAGTTGACGATGGCGTTGAGGTCATCGCTTGGATGCCTCTGCCGGAGCCGTATAAGGGGGAAGAGCGATGAAACTTCCGTCCGGCTGGGTATTCCGGCTGAAACCAAACAGGAAGGGAACGGCGGTCACGGTGTATGAGGATGAGCTTATCCTGTGTAAGGATTGCCAATGGTACACCGTGAACGAGTTGAAACAGGACGGAACAGAAGACCGGCGGTATAAGCCGTCCTAC